GTGAGCCCCGTGCTGGTAACGGCGGCGGCATGGAAACCATTTGGGAGCGCAAGACCTGGATTCTGCACCCGTTTGGCTTCTCTTGGGATGACGGCACCCTGGTAGAGTTCAGCCCGACCGATGCTGATCTGGCCGACGCTACGCATTGGGATCGTGTTGTTGACCGCGAGCAGGTTCCGTTTGCATTCCTCGATTCCCGCGCCGGACCGGCCGCATAAGGAGTAAGCTATGAAAGACCTTGAAGCACGACAGAAGGACCGCAAGGAGCGCGCCAAGCGCAACGCGGAACGGGATCAGCCCTCGCAGGCTGAATCCAAGACCAGCGCCGCAGCCGGTAACGGTGGCGGCGCAAAGAAGGCCGAATAGGCCACAACGGCGGGTGGCATGTGCTGCCCGCCTATTCCCAACACAGGTGAGCCGCAATGGTGGTTGAAGATGGGACTGGCGTAGAAGGCGCCAACAGCTATGTCGATATGCCATATGCGGACGCCTACCACCTGGCCCGCGGTAATGCGTGGCTGGAAGGTGAAGACGCGCTGGTACGCGCGACTGACTATATCGACCGTGAGTTTTCCGGTCTATTCTTAGGTGATCGAAAAGCCTTCGATCAGTCGCTGGAATGGCCCCGAAAGCACGTGCCGATCGGGGGTTACAAGTATTTCGGCGACGACGTGATACCGGATGCGCTTAAAAAGGCAGTGTGTGACGTGGCCCTAGCGATGGTGCAAGGCACTACGGAGACCGCCACAGGCGGCGCCATAAAAGCCGAGAAGATCGACGACGTAGGCGAATTTCAGTATTTCGAGCCAACTGAGTACGAGACAAGTGGCTTTGGCGTAGACGTTGCCGATACGCTGCGCCGGTTTTTGCGGCCCGCTAACCGGCTGGTGCGCGTATGACTATCGCGACACGGTTTCAGGGGCTCGCTAGCAGGCTGGTCGACAAGTTCGCCAGCACGGCGACGATTGAGCGCACTACGGATAGCGGATATGACCCGGTAGAAGGCGAGGCGACGACAAATACTCAGGTGTTTGACCTCAAAATCACGCCACCGAAGGCATACACCGAAGCGCTGATTGACGGCACGTTGATCCAGAAGGATGACTTTCAGGTGTTCATCGCATCGGATGCCGGCGTGGAGCCAATGATCGGCGACCGTCTAATCTATAATGGCGTGATATATAGCGTTATTCGCGTGGTGGAGGCGTCTACTCCCGACAACGATGTGGCCGGTTATCGACTGCAATGCAGAGGATGATATGAGCTTCGCCAGCGACCTAAACAGGTTCGCCAATAAATCCGGCGAGCAGATAGATCAGGCGCGCCGCAAGACGGTGCTGGATCTGTTCTCGGCAGTTATCAAGGACACGCCGGTAAAGACAGGGCGCGCTAAAGGCAACTGGCAAACCAGCGTGGGCACGGTAAAGGCCGCGGTGCTGGATCGCACAGGCGAATCCGCGGCACAAGACGAGCTGCTTGCTGCGCTGGGTCAGTGGCATGACGACGAAACGATATATATCGCCAATGGACTGCCCTATATTGAGCGCCTTGAAGACGGATCTTCAAAACAAGCGCCGGCCGGCATGGTTCGGCGAAACGTGACCCGCTTCGATACCCTACTAAACGCCGCGGCCCGACAGGCGAATAAATGATCGAAAATATCCGCAAAGCACTGGACAGCCACCTGGCAACTATGCCGCCGGCTATCGATGTGGCGTGGCCCAATCGGCCGTATGATCCGCAGATCGGCACGCCATGGATGCGCCCGAATCTGCTGCCCACGCCGCCGAGACAGGCCGAGTTAGGCTTGCAAGGCCGCAACGCTCACACAGGTATCTATCAGATCAGTGTATTCTACCCTGCGGGCAACGGGCCGGGACGGGCCGAAGACGCTGCCAGCGCGCTGGTGGAGCGATTCAAGCGCGGAACTGACGTCACCTATGCGAATCACCTTGTACGCTGCGTTATGGCTGGCTACAGAGACGGCACGCAGGAGCCGGACTGGTACTCGCTGATTGTCGAGATTGAGTACCGGGCGTATTTGCCCAACTGAAAAGCCGTATTTATACAGCCGCACTGGATGCGGTTTTAATGCCCGCAATAGGAGCAGACCATGGCCGCAACAGGCTCGCAAGCAAGCATCGGCATCATTGCCGAAACTTCATATGGCGTAACGCCCGACACTCCAGTATTCTCCACATTCAGGAATACCGGCGCAACGTTGACGCTGGCAAAAGACACGTTCCAGTCGGAGGAGCTGCGCGACGATCGCCAGATCAGTGATATGCGTCATGGAACAAAATCCGTGACTGGCGATATCAAATTTGAGTTGTCCTACGGCGGCGTATTCGATGATGTTCTCGAAGCCGCACTCATGGGCACTTGGGCAACCAGCGACTTGGCGGTCGGCACTGAGCGCCGCAGCTTCACTATTGAGCGCAAATTCGGCGGCGCGGCACCGGATGGCAGTGACCTGTTCCAGCTCTATACAGGCGTCGAGTTTTCCAGCCTGAGCCTAACGGTGCAGCCCAGCGGCATTGTGACCGGTAGCGTTACCGTGCTGGGCAAAGACCGCACGCTAGGCACGGCATCGGCAGGCACCTACAGCGCCCCGACCACTACGCCTGTGTTCGACGCGTTTAGCGGATCGGTATCTGAAGGCGGGTCAACGCTTGACCTGGCGACAGAGATGACGCTGAGCCTCGAAAACAGCCTGGCTGCCCGGTACGTGATCGGCAGTGAAAGCACGTTGCGCCCAAGCTATGGCCGGTCGAATGTCACCGGCCAGGCGACGGTTTACTACGACGACAACAGCCTGCTGTCCAAGTTTGACGACGAAACCGATTCCAGCATTACGTTTGAAATCGGCGACGGCACCAACAGCTACACGTTTGCGATGCAGCGGGTAAAATATTCTGGCGCAGCGACTGACGTGAGCGACGAGAGCCCTGTGACTATCCCCATGCCATTCCAAGCGCTATTGGATAGTACCAGCGGCACGAACCTAAGCATCACCAAGTAAGGGACACCCATGGATCTCAAGAAACTCGACACCGTAGCCGGCGCCAATAAGGGCGCGGAACTGACCGTACTAACGCCCGAAGGCGATCGCACCGACATCACCATCCGCGTGGTGGGCATGGATTCGGATATCTACCGGAAAGCGGCGCGCGTCAAGAATGACAAGCGGCTCAAGAAGTTGCAAAAGCGCGGGCGCCAGAATATGACGACCGCAGAACTAGAAGATGAAGCCACAGCGCTACTGACTGACTGCACGCTCGATTGGGCGAACATCGAGGAAGGCGGCAAGGCGTTGGAATGTAGCCGTGAGAACGTCGAGCGCATCTATCGCGATTTCCCGGATATTCGCCGGCAGGTGGATGAGTTCATCGCGGAGCCGGCGTATTTTTTGGGCTAGTCCTGGGGGCGCTGGTCGAGTACGCCGAACACGAGTTCTGGTTAGACGGCGCGGATAGCGGAAGCAAGGCCACACGACGGCAGCATCTGGAAAACAGGGAGCAGCAGACCGGCAAGACGCCGGATTCGCTGATCGGCCCTGTATTTCCTGATGCGGCCGAAGGGGTGTGGGGCGTGTGGCAAGACGTGATTGACGAACGCCAAATCGGCATGAACGGGCCGGGGCCGCTGACCTACGCCGGGCTGGATGCCTATCAGCGTGTTGTCGGCACCCGGCTGGCGTTGTGGGAAGTTCAGGCGTTGAAAGCACTTGATCGGGTTTGGAGGCAGGCGATATCCTAGTAGCCTCCAATCCCCATTTTGTTTAGATGCGCGTCTATGGCGCGTCGGATTAGTTCGGAGACCGGAAGACCAGTCTCCTCGGATACCCGCTTTAGGCGGGTGATTAGCTGCTCGGGCAGAAATACGTTGGTTCGTTTCATGACCCTAATATACACACGCCTGGCATACAATGCAACAGGTGAATTCAAATGACTGATACTGCCTCACTGCGCATTGCCGTTGATTCAAAAGGCGTGCGCCAATCGCGGCAAGAGCTTGAAAGGCTGAGCGACACGGGCACGCGCACGGCCCGGCGCGTCAAGACGGCGACCGGCAACATGCGCGCTGGCTTTGATCGACTGAGAACGAGCATCGTGCCGGTCGGCGCTGCGCTGGCAGGCGTAACGGCCGGCCTGGGCTACATGACAGCGCGCACGATCGACGCATTCAAGGAGACCGACTCGCTCGCCCGTGCGATCGGCATCAATACCGGCGTGTTGCAGGAATATGAATACGCGGCAAGCCGTGTCGGCATATCCGGCGAAAAGATGGGCGATATTTTGAAGGACGTGTCCGACAAGATCGGCGATGCGTTCCTGACCGGCGGCGGCGAAGCAATCGACGTGCTGGAAAAGCTGGACTTGGCCGCGCGGGACTTGGTGAAACTTGGCCCGGATAAACAGCTACTGGCAATCGCCGATGCGCTCGAAGGGATGCCGAGAGCAACGCAGGTGTTTGCACTGGAATCATTGGGCGATGATGCCACCCGTCTAATACCGCTGCTCGAAGATGGAGGCCGGGCCTTGCAAGCCGCCATGCGGGACGCGCGTAACTTTGGCGTCGCGGTCAGCAACGTCGAGGCGGATCAATTACGCGAGGCCGCTGCGGCGATGAGCGACCTGCGCGGCATCGCTAAAGGGCTGGCCAATCAGATCGCGATCGGCACCACGCCAGCAATTAACGAGCTGGGCGAGACGCTGAGCGATCCGCAGGTGCAGGAAGGTCTAACTACGCTCACGGCGGGATTCTCCAAGGTTGTGGAATGGTCAGCCAAAGCGAGCGCGGGCGTGACCAACTTCATTGCCGGAATCGGCCGCGATATGGGCCGTTTGTACGGCATCACAGGTGGGCCGATAGAACGCACGCAGCACGCTATCGAGGAATTGCAGGGGCAGCTTGCCAATCTACCGGAAGCGCCGCGCCAGCTCGGTGGCGGTATCGTCGATCGTGCGGGAATGAATCGGCGCAATGAGCTGGAAGCCGAGCTAGAGACGCAAAATCGCATTCTGGAGGACTACAGGAAGCAAAAGGAGTATTTCGACGAGCTATACAGCGGCGGCCAGGACAAGCCGAACACGCCGGTACTCACCCCGAACACTGCTACCGGACAAGCTGATGCCAGTGCATCGGCGCAGGCCCGGCAGATTATCGACGTACCCGACCGCATCGGCATATCCACGCAAGGTGAGCGCGACCGCGAGGCGCTGCAAAGCATTAGCGCCAGCCTGCAAACGCAGGAAGAGCGCATTCAGGAATCCTACGATCGTCGCACCGATATCGTGCTCCGCGCTGTTGACGATCAAGAGAAACAAAAGGCGATGCTTGCCGGGCTGGACGCGCAGCGCCTAACAAGCCTGGAGCAGCTCAGCCAGAACACCTACGACAATATGAGCGTATTCGCGACCCGTGCGCGAGAGAACATTCAAGACGAACTGGGCGACACGCTCAGCCAGACGCTGCGCGGTGACTTCGACGGCATCGGCGAAGCCTGGTCAAACATGATCATCGACATGGCTGCGCAGGCACAGGCCGCACAGTT